AAACGAATTACAGGATAAAATCTCAGTACTAATAAATGAGTTCACAAAACAAAACGGTAACTGTTTTATTGATGTTAACGTAAATATGGTAATGTCCGACATTGGCGATTGCTTTAGTTTTGTTGAAGTAAATGTAAAAGTTTAAACAACCTAAGCCCCTAATTAAATTTAACCCAATAATCTTAATTAAGACACTCAGCAATGAGTGTCTTTTTTTTGTTTATACGCGTATATATTAAATTTGCAACACTTCAAAACTTAATATATATAACTACCGTATTACAAAGGCTCAAACCTTTAATAAGCCATATAGCGTATGTATATTTGATGAAACTAAAATTTATTAAAATAAAGTATGGCACTCGAAAAAACTGTTATTGTTGATGAACTGAAAGCTCAGGGCATTAATGAAACTTTAGGAAATGGGTTGAGCTTTGAAACGACTGAGGATTTATCAGTTTGGGTTGACGCTTACAAAACAAATCTACCTAAAGCAAAAGAAATTCAGGATTACACAAAGGAGGAAATTGAATTAATCGCTAAAGACCCACAATTTAAAGGCGCAAAAGGCTTACAGGGTTATTTGGATTCATTAAGGCAAAAACCGCCAGTTGTTGTTAAACCAGAAGGAACACCCGATTTTGCCGCGTTGATTGAAGCGGCTCAAAAACCATTATTTGATAAACTTGAAGCGTTAACAGCGCAAAAACAAGTTGAAAATTTTGATTCACAAGTCCGTAAAATCTCAAAGGAATTAGACATTACAGACGATGAACTGATTTTAGACATTAAAGAAAGTCTAAATGCAAATTCAACCGAAGCTGAAATTAGAGCTAAAATCGAAAAGAAAAAAGCGTATTTGGCAAAATTAGGAATTAAACAGTTTGGTACTCCTGGAGGAGGCGGTGGTGATAATACCGGCGATTTAAAAAACGCTATGGCGGAATGGAACAAAAAACAAGACGCTAAAAAAAAGTAAGATTCTAAAGAAGTTAAACTTAAACTTAAACAAAAACTAAATGGATTTAATTAATGGAACAAAAGACCCTGTAAACAAAGTTTTATGGGACGAGGCAAAAGCAGACAGAGCTGCGGGCGGTTTTACGCTTGTCAGTTCAGTACTTTCTGCCGTTGCTTATATTCTTAAAGGCGCGCCGTTAGCGGTTGACTACGCCACAAGAGTGGCAAACGTAGTGAAATCAGCCACAGTTATCGATGGAGGTTCAGCAACAGTAACACGCGTTTCTAAAGGCTCGGCCTTTAAAGTTGGTGATGTTATCAGTCAGGCAGTTGGCGAAATTGCCGTAGCAATCACAGCTATTGACAGTTCAAACGCTGCTTATGACGCCTTTACTCATTCAACTGTTACTACTGCCTTTACAGCAGATAATGTTATTTTTGAAGCAGACGCAGCAGGCGCAACAAGCGCTTATTTATTGACTGCAAACGCCTTGCTTTCTGACAATGTGAAAGTGGCAACAGCAACAGGTTCAACAACCGTATCAGCAATTATTGGCGCACTTGAAATTCAAGAAGCTAATTTGCCTTATCCTATTTCAGCCGCAGTTAAAACGGCCTTAACCTCAAGATTTCAATTCGTATAATTATGGCATATCAATCAACTTTAGTGAATTTACTTTCAGAAAGTAAAGCATTTCAATTCGTGATGGATAACGCCGTTGCGCAATTTGAACAACCAATTTGGAATAAATATTTAACAGAAAGATTCTCTTTGTCTTTGGATTGGAGAGGAATTTTAGCCGTTATGGAAAACAGCCCAGCCGCTTCTGTTATTGATTTCAGTTCAGGAAAACCAATTGCAACACGTCCGGCCATCTCTAAAATTAACGGTGAACTTGCTGCCTTTGGTAACAAATATCAAATGAGCAAAAGACAAGTAAGAGACTTGTTGGAACTGCAAGACAACGTAGGTAAAATGGGAATCAATGTAGCTACATTGTTAGATCATTTAATCCCAGACGTAAAACGTGCAACTTTAGGGCCTCACAAAGCTATTGACCGTTTGCTATTGGAAGCAATGTCAACAGGCGTTATGACTTTGACTGCCGCCAACAATCCAAAAGGTGTTATTTGGAACAGTTCATTAGATTGGGGCGTAACTAAAAAATACGTATCAGTTGTATGGTCAACAGCCAACGCCGCAACAATGAAGCCTATTACAGACATCAAAAAAGTTGTAGCAGACGGTATTGCAGCAGGTAAAAAATACTCAAATATTAAAATGAGTTCAGCAACTTTTGATATTATGGTTGGTTCAACCCAATTTATTGACAGTTTCAAAACTCAAATGGGTAATTTCACTCAAGTTTCAAACGTGCTTTTAGCTCCTGAAACCGTGACAGCTTTATTTAGAGGTGTTGGATTGCCGGCAATTGAAATAATTGACTATCCAGTACAAGTTGAAGCAAAAGACGGTTCTTATTCTACCGTATTGCCTTTTGCTGACAATCGCGTAACATTCTCAGTTAGCGACAACTTTGGTGAGTTATTGTATTCTTACGCAAACGAACAAAGACGTCCGGTTGCAGGAAAATCTTATGCAACAGCTTTGAATGTATTGGTATCTAAATTTTCAGATAATGATGGTAATGAGTTCACAGAAGGTGAATTTAATGCTTTCCCTGTAATTAATGCAGCCAACACTATGAACATTTTAGTTACTAACGCCACAAGCGCATAACAATGACTAACCTTTTAGCATTTACAGCTTATTATCCAGACGCAACCCTTGCGGGGGTTGTGTTGGAAAATAAAGGCATTAACCCTGATAGCACCGATCAAAATGAAGTGTCATCAGCTTGGGGAATGTTAGAAAAGGCTAAAGGTTCTGATTATTCGCAAGGACGTACATCTGAAAAAATATCAGCCGCTTCAAGGAAACTTTTGATAGACGATGCAAAAGCGATATTTAAGCAATTTAATGTTGTTTATATCGAATATCCACAAGTTAACATAACAGGCGTGCAATGGTAAGATTTGGTTTTAATTGGTTTTTATTATCCCTCTCAGCAGGCGGACTTGACGCAAATAATGACCCGATTGCACAAGTTGCGACGTGGATTCCATTTGTATGTGACGCGCAATCCGCCTCAGGGAGGTTTATAGTAGGAAACAACGGCGACCAAATCAATATTTCTTATGCTGTTTTTGTTGCGCCGGGACAAAATGTAAGTTTTGTAAAAGGTGGAACGGTTCGAGATCATTTAGGTACTGAGCGCATTATTTTAGAAACTGAATACAATTATTTAACCGTATGATGCAGCCGAAATTTACAGATGCACAAATTGAAAAGCAAATGTTAGCGTGGGCGGCAAATAATGAAAGACAGTTTATAATAGCCTTAGAGTATTTAGGTGAAGAATTTGTAAACAGGGCGCGGTCAAATAATACATACTTAGATCAAACAGCAAATTTAAGGTCAAGTATTGGTTATGTAATCGCAAAGAATGGCAGGATTTTAAAACGCAATTATAAACAAATTGGTGATGCAAATGAAGGTGTAACAATGGGGATGAATTTAGCAGATGAAGCGGCGGCGGAACACCCAAACGGAATAGTATTAATTGTAACGGCGGGGATGAAATACGGACTTTATGTGGAGACAATGGGTTACGATGTTTTAACAGGTTCTATTCCAAACAAATCAAATGTTCTTAACTCGTTTTATCAAATGTTTAAATAATGAGCAATTCAACCGACATAATAAACTTGATTGTTGACATAATAACGCCAATTGGCGTGCCGGTTCACAAGTTTACAAACCCAACAACAGCAGACAACACCGAAAGAATTGTAATTAACTGCATACCTAACGGAAACGTTTTAAGATGGGGCACAAACAGAATGAACCGATTTATGGTAAACGCGAATGTATATGTTTTAAAAATGGCTAACGGACAAGTAAACAGCGCACGTTTAGCGGTGTTGGAAAATTCGATTATATCAGCACTTGAAACCTATAATTCTCAAACAACAAGGGTAAAATATTATTCGATTGACCCAATGCCGGGGACTGTTTTAAATGAATCCGACAAAGAAACCTTTATGAATATCAGAATTAATTGTACAGTAACTTAACTAATAAATTTAAAATTAACTTAAAAAAATTAATCAATGGCAACAGATAGCTATAAATTTGAAATGACCGGGCTTACTACCTTCTCTATTGGAGCGGTGGGAGTTGACGGTGCAATGGGAGCTTCGCTTACTCCATATCTTGTAAAAGATGCAACAGCGACTTTTAATATTGCTGAGCCAACTCAGACTGATATTAATATTTATCAATCAGATACTGCCTACGCGGTATTGAACGGAAAACAGCCTAAAGATTTTTCACTTGAATTATTTGGCTTAAAACTTTCTGATTTACCAACTTTCTTAGGAGGTACTTATACAGCGTCAGTTACCACAACTCCAGACAGATGGGATGCGCCAACTACCATTCCTGTAATTACAAAATCAGTAAAATTACAGTCAAAAGATGGTGAGGGAAATACTATTGGTTTGATATTCCCAAAATGTCAAATTGTAGGCTCTATAAGCGGTTCACTTTCAAAAGACGATTTACTTGGTCTTAAATTGAAAGTAGTAGTGCTTGCTCCAGTTAACGGCTCAGGTACGGTTCTTTCCTCTTGGGGTATTGACGGCGAAGCAGCAGCCTAACGACTAACTAAAACTAAAGCCGGGCAAATGTTCGGCTTTTTTTCTAAAAATCAACTCTAATTAAAAACCAATGAAATTAGAAGAATTCCTAAAACTTGAAGCGGATGACATTTTAAGGATTCCATACGTTCACGAATTTGGAAAGCACAAAGTTGAAATAAAACCTTTGACAGTTGGCAAAATGATTGAAATAAACCCCTATTTAACAATCATAGCAAAAGACGACTTAAAAGGAATGAGAGAGGCGGCTCAGGATAATAATTTTGAGGATATGCCCGAACTCTTTAACAAATATGCTTCTCCAATTTTACACATCATTAAAGCCGTAACAGGACTTGAGGATAAAGTGCTGAAAGAGATGGAATTTAGGGACACCTATATAATCCTAATGTCAATTCTCACAAGGATGGGAACAAAGTCTTTTCAGATGTCTATCATAACGGGGTCAGTTGTGAGCCGAAGTCAGGGAGCGGAGATAATAGCCGCCCAGAATTATTTAACGCAATCAATGTCCTAACAATACTCGCAAAGGTATTTAGGTTTGGTTACGATGAAAGTTTGAACATACCATACAATACAGCTTTAAAAATGCTTATTGAACACAATCACTTAAGCACATCCGAAAAGGATAAAACAAAAAAGGGCGGAATAATGGATTTTGCTTCTCAAATGTCAAAATAAAAAATCAATGGCAGGCACAAATATAGGCAGTTTACTTTGGGTTAGTGGAATAGATAACACAGGTTTAAGAAAAGACGCAAATGAAGCGTCACGACTTGTTGGAGGTATTGGAAACTCCGCAAACTCAGCCGCCAGTCAATTGAAAAGTATGGCAGGCGCGCTTGGTGTTGTTGCGGGAGGTGCAGGATTGGTTTCTTTAGGCCGTCAGGTTATCGAGGTGCGCGGTCAATTTCAACAATTAGGCATTGCCTTTGAGGTAATGCTAAACTCCAAAGAAAAAGCCGACAAATTAATGTCGGAAGCCGTTGTATTTGCACAAAAAACCCCTTTTACTTTAACAGACGTAGCTACCAACATTAAGCAATTGATGGCGATGGGTATTGAAACTGAAAACGTAATGGCCACAATGAAAAGTTTGGGCGATGTTGCGGC